ATCAAATGACTCCTCTAAAAGAAGCGCCCTTTGCAGTGACTACTGCACGTCATCCACTAGAGTGTGTGCCGTCATGTTTAAATATAAGCTCAGAGTTTACTGCTTCGGAAGTCTTAGACTGGTATGTTCAATTTATGGAAGTTATTCTTGCTAACTTAGATACTTTATACGTGGTATTTTTTGAAAACTTAATTAAAGATGTTAATATTGAAATGAATAATATATCAACTAAATTTAATTTAGAAAAACCTGTTTATATAGACGCATCAATTCTTAACAAAAACAGTTCTCCATACCAATATACAAAAGCTGTTGACATAGTTAAAAACGACCCAAAATATAATTTAGCTTTAACTCGTTATTTAGAAGTTAAAGAAAAAGCTACATATTAAGAGGATTGTCTTTTTTCATTAAAGTATTAAACTCTGGGCTACCTATCCAGTGAGCACCACCGTTAATAGTCCACCTTAAGTTTATCTGACTACTTACAGCGTGCTCTATAGCCCATGTTAATACCCTTGGGTCTAATTCACTTCCTGCTTCTTGAATACTTAAATATTTAACTTCGTCTTCATATCTTTCATCAATAATTGCGTTTATTTCAGATGGTTTCATCCACATAGGTATGTCCTCGTTTGTAAGCCAAGCGCACTTATATGTTACACAAGGGTCTTTAGGTCTTTTTGAATACACAGAGCACCCAACACCTAAAGCAACAAATTGGCAGGGTTTTCCTTTATAAAAAGGATACCCTAGAGCTTCCCCATAAAGCCACCCCTCACAACACTTTGTGCATGTTCCGCACTCTCGTTTCATTCCTTGATTGTAGCAATAAAATAACTATTCTGCTAAAATTCTTTAATGATTATTCAAATTATTGGACTACCAGGCTCAGGTAAAACAACACTAGCAAAATCGCTTGCTGACCGCATTAACGCGGTTCATTTAAACGCTGACTACGTGCGTTCTACTATTAACTCTGATTTAGGCTTTAGCCCAGAAGACCGCATTGAGCATGCCCGTCGTATGGGTGAGATGGCTCGTATGCTCTCGGGTCAAGGACTTACGATTGTAGTGGACTTTATCTGCCCAACACAAACTACACGCACCGCATTTGGTAAACCTGATATCTGTATCTGGATGGATACGATTAAAGAGGGGCGTTTTGAGGATACAAATAAATTGTGGGAGGAGCCCACAAAGTTTGACCATCGCTTTATTACTTACGACAGTGAGGTTCAGGCAAACCTTGTTATTTCTGTAAATGGTTTGCATGATTGGAAAGCGCCCACCACCCTAATGCTAGGACGTTATCAGCCGTGGCATGAGGGGCATCATGCCCTCTATGATGAGGCGCAAAAGCGTACTGGTCAGGTAGTGCTAGGTGTAAGAAACACCCAAGGAACGAGTGAAAAAGACCCTTTATCATTTTATGAGGTAAAGCACTATATTGCTCAGGACCCACACATGGCAAATGCTATGGTGGTTAAGATGCCTAATATTACAAATATCGTTTATGGTAGAGACGTTGGATACAAGATTGAACAGGTGAAATTAGGTGATGAGATTGAAGCCATTAGCGCTACTCAAAAGCGTCGGGAGATGGGTCTATAAGATGGGGGAGGGTATCGGAGATGCCGAAGAGCGCATATGGACAACCCCTATGAATAGGTCGCCAATTATGTGGGTATCCCACGGGCGCTCGTTTGTTAAAGCAATTACTTGGAGAGCTACAGGCACCGTTGATACCTTTGTTTTAACGTACATTATTACTAAAAAAATTAAATTTGCCATTGCTATTTCGGCAACTGAGGTTTTTACTAAGATATTCCTTTATTATGCGCATGAACGTATTTGGAACAAAGTCAAATGGGGCAGGGAATAGCGCCTAAGTAAATCCTTTATTATCCCTATAGATAGGGGAGAATAGTCTCTATGCGTGCTTATATCCCTGGCGGTCGGTTTTCTATGGACTATGAGACCGATGCTATCCAAGATGGTATTGACTGGGATTTAAAGAACCCTGTAGGCACTCAAGCTCTTTGGTGGGTCTATGACCCAACCACCAGCACTGTAGACCCTATCTATGACACTGGATTTATGGACTATGGTAAATCTTGGCGCGGTCCTTTTAATCTTCCTATTGTTAGAGCTATCTGGGGACAAGGTGAAGTACCTCAAGATGAGCGCGGATTTTATAGCGCCGATACTTTGCACCTTACAGTAAATGGGCGCGATATTCAAAAGATTGACCCTAACGTTTTAAACAACCCTGATATTGAAACTCGCGGCCGTATTCTATGGAAGGGACAGGTCTACCGTCCTCAAGGTGTACAACAGCGCGGAATTATTGCAGAGCGTTATACCCTGGTCACTATTGAGTGCAAGCAGGTAACACCTGAAGAAATGGTTAATGACAATCAATTCCTTGATTACGCAACATCTGTTCCTGATACCTGGGAATCTCCAAATAATATTTACTATCCACCATACCCTGTTCCTACACCAACGCCGCCTGTTCTTAGCTCCATTGATGGTGGAGACCCTACAGGTGCATAATGCCTTTTAAATCTATACAACAACGTAAGTGGATGTATGCCACACACCCAGATATGGCCCAGCAATGGGAAGAGCACACCCCTAAAGGCAAAAAGTTGCCTAAGAAAGTAGGTAATAAAAATGGCAAAAGCAAAACTCGGTAGTGGAGCTCGCTTCAAGAAAATTGAAGCAGAAGCTAAGAAGTCAGGGGCTAAGAACCCAGCCGCTGTAGCTGCGGCAGCAGGCATCAAGAAATACGGCAAAACTCGTATGGAAAAGATGGCACAAAAAGGTAAGAAGTAAGATACCCTTTTTACACCCCACCCAGAAAGAGGAACTATGGCAGACGAAGATTTCCAGGAAGAGTTTGACCTCGACCTTGACGCAGACCTTCTTGACGAAGATGACTTCTGCGAAGAGTGTGGAGAAGAAGATTGCGATTGCGATGCCGACCTAGAAGAGGATGTTGAATAATGTGCATGACCTGTGGTTGCATGGGCAAGAAAACTGCTAAGAAGGCAGCAAAGAAAGCCCCAGCAAAAAAGTCGCTATCTCCTAATCAAAAAAAGATTGCTAAGATGGCTGGAAACCCAAATAAAATTGGCGCCGATGATTTGGCTGCCCTACGTAACAAGAAAGCAGGTAAATAAAATTTGCGCTAAATGTGGCTGTGGTTGCTCAGCAGGAAAGCCAGCAAAAGGATGTAAGTGCACATGCGCTACCTGTGCTGCGGCTCGTGATAAGAAGCAGGATGCCAAGGTAATGAAGGGCATGAGCCCTAAGCAGAAGTCTGCCTTTGAGAAGGCTGATAAGAAGATGGATGCAAAGAAGCCATCTCCTAAGGCTGATGCCAAGATGGATAAAGCGCTTGCCAAGAAGGTTAAGAAGTAAAAGTAATTAGTAGTTAGGGCCTCCTAGAAATAGGGGGCCCTTTATACTTTAAGGGAACCTCATGCGAGGTTTGATTTACCCTTGCGAAATACCCTTGGAGTTTGCCATGGCTGAAATCGATAAGCCCTCTGAAAAAGAGTTTGCTAAAGGTGCATTTTCATCTGCCCCTGATACGCATAGACTGGCAACAGGTATTCTCGCAGCAGCTCTCTGGCGGTTATTGCGCCGATGAACACTGAAAAAATTGCAGCCCAGGCCCTTAAACAAGCAGCCGAACGCCTTACCCCAGACTTTCGTCAAGAGGCCCTTAACGCTGGATGGCCTGCAGATATCGTCTTTCAAATGACTGTAGAGGAACAAGATGGCGACCTCTACCTATCCTATCCAGATAGCGTATCTGGAAAAGTTGATGACCTTGAATATGGAAACAAAGAAAATACGCCAAACCCAGTAATTAGACGGTTTATCCGCAGTCATACACGTGGTTTAGACGATATTTTTGAGTCGGCCTTTGAAGATGTAGCCTCAGAATTGGGGGCCTTTAATTGAGTTTTATTCTTGCTGAAGATGCCGCACTTAAGAATTACCTACAAGGAATGACCGTTGCTGATGAAAAAGCGCCAGTTCGTCCTGTAAAGGTTTGGTTTGGATATCCCGATGTTGAAGTTCGCACACAGTCTTATCCATATGTAGTTGTTGAGCTATTAGACATACTACCTGCATACGAGCGCCAAAATTCTGGCATTATGTATGACAGCGACAACAGAGGAACTGTTGCTGCTCAAAATGGAGTTGTGTACAGGTATCAAATGCCTGTTCCTTATGACCTTGTTTATCAAATTACAACATACTCCCGTCATCCTAGACATGACAGGGCGATGCTCTTTCAAATGCAACAAAGGTTTCCAAGTCAATATGGAAGTCTTCCAATGCCTAACGCGCTTAATACAGAGAGCGCATATCGCCATATGTTTCTCGATGGGTTTCTAAAAAGAGACCAAATCGAGGATGGTAGACGCCTATTTCGGGCTGTTTACACAGTAAGAATTGTTAGTGAAATGACGCCTGTCGATGCTAACAACGCCCTACACACCGTACAAACTGTCAAAATTAATCGGGTTACTACGAATATACCAGCTGGCTTAACACCTGTTCCACACCTAACCTAAGGAGATTAAGAATGCCTTCATATCTACGTCCAGGAGTATACGTTCAGGAAACCCTGAATCCAGTAGCTCCTATCGTTGGAGCGAACTCTGATTCAGTAGCGGCTTTTATTGGCGCTAATGCTCGTGGTCCTCTTACACCAACACTAGTCACTTCTTGGAGCGACTACGTAAATAAGTATGGTAGTTGGAGCACCAATAACGCTCTTGCAATTGCCGTATTTTTATACTTTGCTAATGGCGGAAACCAAGCTTACGTACAACGCGTAACAAAGGGCTCACCTGCTGCAGCAACACGCTCTCTACAAGACCGTGCTGTTTCACCTGCAAACACCCTAACACTCTCTGCTGCTAACCCAGGAATTTGGGGTAACGGAATTAACGTTACCGTTCAAGATTCACCAGGAGCAACAGGATACTTTGACCTTATCGTATACAGCGGGGGAACAACTGCATCATACAAGGTTGAGACTTTCACAACTCTCTCTATGACAGCAACAAACGCTCGTTATGCAGTTTCTGTTATTAATTCACAATCTGCGTATCTTGTAGCTGTGGATGCTGGCTCATCTGCAACAGGAGTTACTCGTAACCCTTCAGCAATTTCAAATCAAGCTCTTGCTTCAGGAGCAGATGGAACAGTTCCTGCTGACACAGATATTGCTACTGGTGTTAGCGCATTTGATTCTGTTCTTCAGTCTCTTGTTCTTAACGCACCTGGAGTAACAAGCTCTACTGCTGTTAACACCCTTCTTTCATACGCACTAACTCGCACAGATGTATTTGTAGTTATTGACCCAATCAATGACACTGTTGCTGCTCAGTTAACTTTGGCAGAAGCGTATACTCAAACATCATTTGGTGCTGTCTACTACCCAACAGTTACAATCAACGACCCAACAAATACAACACCAGGAACAGTTATTGCTGCTGCTAATCCAGGTGGAGCAATCGTTGGAAAGTATGTATCAACAGATAAGTCACGCGGAGTATTTAAGGCCCCTGCTGGTCTTGGTGTTCGTATTGGTGGAGCTGTATCAGTTCCCGCTCTTACAAATGCTAATCTTGACGCCCTTAACTCAGCTGCTGCTCCCGTAAACGCCATTCGCTATATTAATGGTTCTGGAATTGTAGTCATGGGTGCTCGTACAC